CCGCCGGTTTCGGCGTGCGTCTCCGTTACGGCGAGCTTGGAAAGCTGCTTTTGCAAGACATCAAACGGTACGTTGTAGGAGGGGAGCTTCTCTACGTCCACGACACTGACATCCAGCCGCGGCGTTTGCTCATACACCTGAACAGGCCAAGCAACATCGTACTTTTCAATGCGATCCGGCGTTGCTTCAATCAACTCGAGATCGCCGGTCACATCCGTATCCTCGCTGTCCCCAATGCCGATAGCGTACCCCTGTTGCTGCAATTCTTCGTAAAATGACTTGAACCGCGGATGCTCTACAACGAAAAGAAAGTCCAGCGAGCTCTGTGGTGGTTTGTTGCGCATCACATCTTCCCGCGCTTCGCGCTTGAGCTCCTGCAGTTCCGGGTATTCATACGGTGGGAACATCAATCGCAATCCGCGCCCCACAACCTGCTCAAGCAACAGGTCCGCTTTTGCGCTTCGCAATACCACCGTGACGGCAACGTTTCTTGTATCAAATCCTTCGCGGAGCATCAGGACACTCACGACAACGCGAATCGGATTGACGTCTTCCGGCTCATCAAGCGTTTCCAGTTTTAGGCGATATTTGTCCCACTCCTTGTCGCCGAGCTCGCCTTTCTTATCCGAATGGATAACAAGCGTCTGCTCCTCATAACCCTTGCCGCGCTCGTCGGTGAGATGGGAAAAATGCTCGGCGACCAAATCGGCCACATCAGTATTTTCCGCAAGAATGAACAACACTGGCTTCTTATCAATCTCGCGCTCCCTAAACTCCTCGGCGATCTGCTCCAGCTTTTTCTTTCCGATATCAATGAGCAGTTTCTGATCGGATGAAAGACCGACCACTTCACCGCGGCGATGATCGCCCTCCGGCTCTGCCCGGCTGGCTGTCACATCTAATTCCTCTGTATCTTCTCCGGCGACAAGCTGGCGCTCCTCAAGAAAAATCTGCTTGACGAGCATGGCGCGCATCGCGCTTACGAGATCGTAATCGTACACAATATGCGGAAAATATTCTTTTTTGTGCGCGCTTCCGAAAAACGGAGTCGCGGAAAAGTCAATCTGCAAAAACGAGAATATGAAGGATACGCCAGTGTGTTCGGCGTTCGAGATTTGGGAAATGACATCGTACAAAAGGGAGCATTTGCCAAAACACTCAAAGAACGTCTGCCGAAAAACCAAATTAAGGTATTATACCAACATGATCTGCCCATCGGTTTGCCGTTGCATATGGAAGAAGATTCCACAGGTTTATTCGTTCACGCAAAAGTTTCCAAAACAGCGCTAGGTGATGACGTTTTAGAACTCATTCGGGATGGTGTTGTGGATGGATTATCCATCGGGTATGAAACGGTCAAGGAATTTTGGGATAAAAAACTCAATGCCAATTTATTACAAGAAGTGATTCTGTATGAATTTAGCAATGTGCATTTCCCTATGTTGCCAGAAGCAACGGTCAATACTGTCAAACGTATCCATGACATAGCTGAAATGGTAAAACTGGATGTAAAAGAAGGGCGCATTTTATCGGGTGGCAACCGGCAAAAGGTGCAACAGGCGATCGATCTGCTACAAAGTATTATCCGTGATATGGAAAACGAACCAAAACAAATTCCTGTTGATTTTAGCCATGTATTACACGACATAGGATCATTTTCCAAAAAAACAAGTTGAAGGGAGGTAGCACCATTGAAAACAAAAACAGCCGATTGGGAGGATCCAACCGTTGTTACCTTCCAAGACTTACCTTTGCATCCAGATAGAGACAGAGCATGGGACGGAGATCAAGCGGAAGCGAATGTCAGGGAATGGGCAGGGGGCGTTCCGGATCTGGATCAAATGGATTGGGATATGTATCGCCAAGCCTTTTTAGTCTACGACAGTGACAACCCGGAATTAATTGGTAGTTATGCCTTTAATATTGCCGATATCGTGGATGGTGAATTACGAGCGATCCCGCGAGGGATTATGACAGCCGGGGGCGTTTTAGAGGGTGCCATGGGCGGAACAGATTTACCCGAAAACGTACAGGATCGGATGCGTTCTCACTTAGACAATTATTACCAAGCGATGCGCGAGGAATTTGATGATGACAATTTGATCGCACCATGGGCAGAAAATAATCCCAATGGTGGGAAACAATTCCGGGCACCGTTTCCGTGGGATTCAAGAACCGAATGCTTTGAACGTATGGATGGCGAAGTGGATGACGCGTGGGCATTTTGTAACGCATGGTACCACGATCCAGAATTTGGTATAGCCAGTGCGGAAAAACATTTGCAAAAACAGGATGCGAATTGGGTCGTGAATACCGATTTTGAATTGGATTTACCGTTAGCCGATCGCGATCTTCCATGGGATCAAAGCCGGTTTATTTCCAGTTTACGGCAATGGGCATCGGGTGGTGTAGCGAATCCAACGCGGGAGGATATAGATTGGGATCAGTATCGACGGGCATTTTTGTTCTATGACCAAGCGAATCCGGAATTATTTGGTAGTTATAAGATGGGAAGCGCAGAACCCATGAACGGGCAATTACATGTTTTACCAAGAGGTGTGTTCACCGGTGCATCCTTGTTACAAGGTGCCAGAGGTGGAGCGCCAACCGAAGCAACCCCAGCCCAAATTGAACAAATGCAGGAGATAATTGGACATTATTACCAACGCATGGCAGAGGAATTTGACGATGATCGATTAATAGCGCCATGGGAAAGGAATGAAAACATGGAAAACCTTAACAACTTAGAAAAACGATTTGCTTCTCTTTTTCAAGAAGGAACCAAATTGTCAAGTCTAGAGGATTTAGACAAAAAATTCCAATCGTTATTGAATGCATCAGCAAAGAAAAAAGACGAACCAAACGACGAGCAACAGATAAAACTGGTAGAGTTTACCAGAGAAATTGAAGATCTGGATGATGAAGCCGTGGAGTTAATTTTTGACCAAATTCGCGGATTATGGACACGGGAACCATTGGAATTTTTTGAAGAACTTGGAACGATTTTAGTTGGTTCGTTACGAGCCAGAGAAATCCCACCAGATCCCGATGATCCGTTTGTGCAAGCAATTGACGGGAATCCGAACACCAGCGATGATGATCCGTTAACCTTGCCAGAAGGGTTTGTCCCAGCTACACCAGTCATGGATCCCGTTATTCCACCAGAATTTAACATCGGGCAACAAGTGGACGTTGCGGATCCAATTATGGAAGGACATGACAGAGGAACCATTGTAGAAATGTTCCGGGGCGTGAGTTACCGGATTGATTTTGGTGATGGCGATGATTCCCATTGGTACCCGGACAGATTCATTCGAGGAAATCCAGAAACAGCCCAATACGCCGATGATGAAAATTCCGATCACCGGGACGAAGACGAAGAAGAAAATGATCACAGGGACAATGAGGAAAACGAGGAAAACAATCCCCTAGAAGCCATTCAGCGCCAAGTAATCGCATTAGACGATGATGAATTGCCGTTATTATTCGGACGGTTAAAAGCGACATGGCAAGAAACCCCATTGGATATTGTGGAAGAAATTGCCGGGGTGGTTCTCGCAGAAATGATCGAGCGAGATATCGAAGTCGATCTCGATGATCCGTTTGTAGAGCAATTAGTTGAAATGGAACAAGCATCCAAAAAAGTAAAAAAAAAATAGCAACAGCCACGTTTTCAGCGTGGCGATGTCACATTTGTAATTACGTGTATTTAGGGTACGGGAAGCCGGATCGATGTCCTCATTGTGGGGTCATAGGGGAGCAATTAGTGGTACCAAAAGACTATATGCATACCGATAGTGTACCCTTGACGGATGCAACCCGTCAGAACGCTTTAAAAGCCTTAGAACTGGAAGCGCTATGTGAAGCCTTTTATCGATGTTGCGAAGAAAACGCGCAAACACGGATCGCAGAAACCTATTTTCGACGATTAGCAAGACACGAAGAACATCACAAGCAAGAACTAGCGCGTTTATTAGCCGTGGAAGAACCAGAATTACCCATGGTGGAATGCCCAGCATCCGACAAACAGAAATACTTGGAAGCGGTGGAAAAAGAACGCATGGCGATCGCTCATTATGAATTGAGTTTTGAACAAGCCACAGAGGAACGAGCAATGGAAATCTTTGTCACATTCGCCGATGTGGAAATGGAGCATAAAATGGTAGCCATGCGACAAGGCGCAAACGCAAACTTGTAAATGTTTCCATGTTCTTCTTGGTGCAAAACGGTGGAACATGTGAAATAGAATCCCACTTTGCCAAATGTAGAGAGAGCCGGGAATCATTTCCACTCTACTCTTTTTTTTATTGGAAAGCCGGGATAGAGTTGGTAGTTTATCAAATTGTAAGGAGGTTTGTTAAAGAATGGATGGAGCGATTATCTTAATTAAAAAACGTTTCCTTGATTTACAAGATGCCGTTGATTTGTTTTTGCAAGATAATCATGTAGAACGAGTCGATCACTTTGACGGGGATGGAACCACAGAGGCATTTGAGGTTCGCTATTCACCGATCGTAGCGGATTCAGAAAGCGTATATGTCGATGGTGAATTTGTGGAAGATACGGAATATGATGTCACCGGTGACGATACGATTGATTTTAACGAAGCACCAGCCGAGGGCGCAGAAATACGTATTGAATATACGTATGAAGTGGAAGATGTTGACGCTATCGATGCGGTGGATTACCAAGCCCGTTTATCGCATATCGATAATTATTCCGCGTTGATCGTCTATTCCATAATTTAATAACAAAATAGCAAAATACTGACAGAAAACCGTTCTATTTGATAAGGCGGTTTTTTTGATCAATTTTTTTAAGGAGGGAATTACAATAATGGCAGATTTCAATGTGAAACAATTCCATGAAGAATTTACCAAGTCGTGGAATGAATTGAAACGGTTGCTCGAAAAGCAACAAACGGAAATTAAGGCAAACAAGGAAACCAATACCAAAACGGGTGCCAGCATTAAAGAAGTGACAGAACAATTGCATCGGTTGGGATCCGACATCAAAGAATTACAAGTCAAAAAGAACCGACCGGGATTTGGATACGAACAGCAAATGGAAACACTTGGTTATCAATTTGTCAATTCTGATCAGTATAAATCCATGCAAAAAGATGCTGGATATAATTCCAATCCTTTCCGGTTAAAGTCGATTTTGAAGCGACGGTCAAAAGATGCCCAATGCATTACAACCGATGATGACATGAATATCCAGCCATTCCGCGTGCCCGAATGGTTCGCACCAGCCGATCGGATTAACCATATCCGCGATTTAATTCCAGTGCAAAACACGGATAACAATGCGATCGAATTTGTTCAAGAAACAGGATTTGTGAATGCGGAAACCGGCGAACCAACCGGATCCAACGCGTCAACCGTGGCAGAAACTAACCAAAAACCAGATTCAACGTTGGATTTCAACCTAGAAACTGTTTCTGTTACCACAATTGCCCATCATTTATGCGTGTCACGACAAGCCATCGATGATGTCAATCAATTGCAAGCGTATATTGATCAGCGCTTAGTATACGGTTTAGCGCTAGAAGAAGATGCCCAATTATTGTATGGTGATGGTTCTTCTCCAAACTTACAGGGACTTTTAGCGCCAAATTCTGGAATTCAACGGCGTTTGTGGTCAGAGGGAGAAGTCAACGATACAAAATTAGACGCGATCCGGCGTGGTATTACCGATGCCAGATTAGCCCATTACCCCGTAACCGGTTTGGTAATGAATCCCAGAGATTGGCAGAATATCCAATTAATCAAAGGTGACGATGGACATTATATTTGGTTTAATGTTCCAGTTGCCAATGGTGATATGAGACTATGGGCGGTGCCCGTTGTGGAATCCACAGCGATCGAAGATGGTTCTGTCTTGATGGGTGGATTTGACTTAGGTGCTACAATTTGGGATCGTCAACAAGCGATGGTTCGTATTTCCGAGCATCACAATGACAATTTCACAAAGAACCTAATTACAATTTTGGCAGAACAACGATTGGCACTTGCCATTTACCGACCAGAGTCCTTTGTTGAAGTAGAATTTGACGAAGCACCAACGGAAGAATAAAGCATTTTCGGTAAAGGATGGTAATCCATGCTAAATAAGGTAAAAGCGCTTCGGGATCTTCGGATCCCGGAGGGCAAATTTAAACAGGGCGAGATATTTCCATTAGAGGAAAAGAAAGCCAAGCGGTATGCCAAGCGTGGATGGGTGATGCAAACGAAACAGGTAGAACCTACCAAAACTGGTTATCCCGTCAAGCAAGAGATCACGTTGGATCCACCAGAACATGAATTGAATAGGGACAGCGTAACCCATGTTGGCGGTGGATGGTTTTCCTTACCAAATGGGGAAAAAATTCGCGGGCGTGAACAAGCCGAAGTGCAATTGGCAAAATTAAACAAAGATGACGAATAAAGGGGGTCATTTCCATGAGCCGAACTACCGCGGTGTTTGACCGTTCAACGTTAGATCTAGAACAAGTCAAACAATACCTGCGCGTAGACATTGATGACGATGATTCCCTTATCGAGCAATTATTGGCAAGCGCAAAAATCGAAGCGGATGGATATTTAATGAATCCATTTTTGGACAAAGATGGGAATCCAGATGATATTCCGGAAGCCGTGAATTTGGGCGTATTGCGCAGAATTGCCAAATATTACGATCAGCGAACCGATGGAGTGAATAGCGCCGGGATTACCGGACTTGGTACGACAGCATGGCAAGCGGATCCATGGAGCATGAAAGATGAAGCCTATGTTTTATGGGTACCGTTTAAACGGTACCCGTGGGAGGTGTGCAACGATTGAGCCTATCCGCGGGTATTATGTCCGGACACTTACGGGATCGAATTTTTGTGCAGGAACGAAGCGCTGAACAGACAGCCACCGGGATCCGTCGTTCGTGGGCAACAAAGGTAAAACGATGGGGCAGGGTGATGCTGGAAAATTTGGATGGTCGAGCCAAATTGAAACAGGTTGGATATTCCAATGTTACCCATAAGATTGTCTTCCGGGGCAGACTGGATTTGTCGTTACGGGACACGCGATTTGTTTGGAACAATATGG